TAGACATGAATGGCGCTGCGATTGTTCCGGGGGACATTTTTGATCGTCTCAGGGGCAGGGATATTACCATCACCTTTGATATGGATAACGGTATCATCTGGAGCGTGGACGGAAAAAGCATCACAGGGGATGCATCCCGGGATAAGGCGGGCGACATCGACTTTTCCGTAAAGACCGGTACGAATGCCATCCCGGTTGATGTCATCAACAACGTGGCCGGGGAGAGTTTTCATATCCAGATCAGCCTTGCCCATGAAGGGGAGTTCGGATTTACCGCTGTGCTTTCCATTAACCTCGGCAAAGAGAACGCGGGATATACCGCAAGCCTGTATCACTACAATGAAAGCACAGGGGAGCTTGCATTTATCTGTGCGGATGAAGTGGCGGGGGACGGCACGGCGGAACTGGCATTTACCCATGCGTCGGATTATGTGATTGCGATAGATGGGGAAGCTGTGGATGAAAAGGAGGAAACGGACAGCGCGGTGGAGACGCCAAAGGCTGATGATGACAGTGATAGCAGCGCTGCGGCAGATACAAAGACAAAAGAGGATGCATGGGATTATAAGTGGGTCCTGATAGTCGGTACGATTGCGGTTGTGGCGGGGCTTTTCATATTCCTGATCAGTAAAAAGAAAAATGAAGAACAGTAAAACCCGGCAGAAGGAGGGCAATTATGGAAAGATGGATATTGATCTTATGCCATGAAAGACCAGAGTTGGCTGACCTTCAGGGAGCATGGCGGAAAGAAGGCGTATCTGTACGTATGGCGTCTGACGCCGTGGAAGCGGCCGGTGAGCTTTCAGGGAACACGGATTACCTGCTGGCCATCATCTTTTCGGAGGGGAAAGAGTATTTATCCCCATTGAAGATCATGAGGTGGCTGACGAAGGCCCCGATCCTGGTGGTGAACCGGCATTATGACAGCACAGAAAAAACAGCCGCGGTCAAGGCGGGGGCGGATGAATACATCAGGTGGTCGGACAGCTACCTGGAGGAAACCATTGCCAGCGGCCTTGCACTGATCCGGCGCTATACGGAACTGAACCAGACGGGGCAGCAGCCATTAAACATCATTGCAAGGGGGACTTTGTTCATCAACGTGGATTACCATAAAGTTTTTGTCGGCTCACAGGAGATGGACTTCCCCCGTTATGAGTTCAAGCTGTTCTGCCTGCTTGCATCCAGTCCGGGGCGGGTGTTTACGAATGAACAGCTTTACCGTGACGTATGGGGCGAAGATTACCTGCGGGATGCAGACAATGGCCTCCACTCCTGCCTGAACCGGATACGGAGGAAACTGGAGGACGCAGGGTGCGCCTCCTGCCGCATTGAAAATGTACGCGGCGTGGGCTACCGGTTTATCCAGGACGGCATATGATATAAAAAACGGCGTAACCTTTGCGGTTATGCCGTTTTCCGTCGTAACTTGCGTTATCTGCCCATCTTTTGACAACCTGATGATTATTTGTTGACAATATTACCGTTTATAATACCCCTTGTTACAAATAAGCAGGGAAAGAAGTAAAAATTTCAGGAAGAAATATCGTTTCCCGCTGGTAAGGGGAAGATATTGGTGAAACCAGGGGAAAAGACAGGGAAACCAAAACAGCCATATAGGAGCGCCGCAGTCCTTACGGGGATTGCGGCGCTCCTGCATTCGACACAAAATCCCTTCCGGCCCTATAGAATACTAATAAAATACAGGAACCTTTACGCCGCGCCCGGTATCTTACGGGGGCGGTTTTTTTTATGTCATTTTTTGCCATGTGGCGTCGCTTCCATACGATGCCGCTCCCCTCCCTGCGGGATTCTGGAACCCATTCAATTTCAGAATTTCGGAGGGAAACCATGGAAAAAAGAGATTTTTATTTATACATAGACGGCAGGCCCGTGCCGGTGAGCGAGGAAGTGTACCGGGAATATTACCGCGCCGAGGACAAGGAGCGTTATTTTATGGGCAGGCTGAAAAAGGGTCACACAAAGGTCAACCCGGACACACAGGAGATATGCTACATCCCCAGCCGTGAGCTGTCCTATGAGCAGCTTGTGGAACAGGACTGGCAGTTTGCCGCAACGGATGACCCCGTGGAGGACAGGGTGGTCAGGGCTGCCATGCTGGAGAAATTGCAGGCCATATTGCAAAGCCTCTCATCAGAGGAATTGGCACTGTTGGAAGAACTGTTCTACCTGGAAAAGACAGAGAGGGAAGTGGCGGGGCTGTATGACGTTTCACAGAACACCATCCACTACCGGAAAAACAGGCTTTTGGACAAGCTGAGGAAGATGATGGAAAAATAAATAAAAATTTTTTTCTATCAGGATGCGGGTTTAGTCCCTTACATTATGAGGGGGTTTTATTCCCTCTTACGTACATTGGAAAATAACAGGACAGGCTCCTGTTCATAATCAGTATCCAAGTTTCTTCCGCTGTGCGGGGCTGTGAACAGCAAGCGGCCCAGGCACGGGCGCGATGACTGCCTGCGGGCGCGGACGGTGTAAGGGAGGGAAGCGGTTTTTCCCTCCCTGCCCGTCCGGCCCGTCAAACAAGATGACTTCAAAGGCACGAGCGGCAACCCGGAGGGCCTGTGACCGGCGCATGGCAGCGCCGGGACCGCCATGAGCCGCCAGCATAGGGAGAACCGTCATATTCCCGTACCGCAGGGTGAAAGGGGGATACGGAGGGCATGGCCTGGGCAGCTTAGTCACCTGCCGCCACCTGCCGTCGGTATCATGGCGCTTATGGAGCCGTAAGCGGCTTGGATATTCCCGTGCCGGGGGTGAGCAGCAGGACAATCCCGTTGTCCGATAATACGGCACAACACAGAGATTTTAAATATATTACGGGAACCCGCGCCGGAAAAGGCTGTTTTCCAAAGCAGCCCGGCCACGGCGCGGGATGCCTGTTTAAAATGATCCTGGCAGGCATGGATATGCCTGCCGGAATTATTCCTGCGGGATGTAAGACCTGACGCCACAAGCAGTCCGCGCCGCTGTCATTAGATAACGGAAATCAGGGCGGTTTGCGGGGCAAGGTGTTCCATCCGGCGGGTTACAGCAATAAATATGGCAGGATGGGAAAGCAGACAGGGGGTGGTGTTTTATGCAGGTGCCCATAAAAGAGATCAGGGTTAAGGAAGGTCGGCGCAGGCTGGATATGGGCCATGTAAAAGAACTGGCAGACAGCATCCGGGAATTGGGGCTTTTAAACCCCGTTACCATAGATAAGGATAAGAACCTGATCGCAGGGCTGCACCGCCTGGAGGCGGTAAGGCAGCTTGGCCGGGCGGAAGTGGAATGTACCCTGAGCAGCCTGGACGGGCTCCAGGCAGAGCTTGCGGAGATCGACGAAAACTTTGTGCGCAGCGGCCTGTCCGCCGTGGAGTACGGGGAGATGCTCCTGCGCCGCAAGGAGATTTATGAGACGCTCCACCCGGAGACAAAGGCGGGGGCGGCACAGGCGGCGGCAATGAACAGGGCTGTGGGAAACAACGTGGCGGACAAAATGTCCGCCACGTCAAAGTCCTTTGTCGAAGACACCGCCGAGAAACTGAACATTGCGCCGCGCACTGTGAGGCGGGAGATACAGACGGCAAAAAACCTGACCATGGAAGCGAGGGAAATCATAAGGAACGCGGATACAAAAATTTCCAAAAAGGCGGCGATGAAGCTGTCAAGGCTGGAGCCGGGGCAGCAGAAGGAAGCCGCCGCGCTCCTGGCGTCAAAAGAGATCGGCAGCGTGGAGGAATACATGGAAAAGACAGGGAAAGCCAGCCCCCTTCCGGAACCGGGGCCGGCACATGCAGGACTGAACGGACAGAAGAAGGAACCGCAGCAGCAGGCAGGGCAGGAAAAGGCCGCCGCGCCGGTTTCCCCTGCGCCGGATACGGCACAGGGAAGCGGCGGCGTGGGCCTGAAAGAGATCATCGCGGAGTTAAAAGACCCGGACAAGGACTGTAGCGGCACACCGGACAGCTTTTTACAGGAATATGCTGCGTTCGTGCGGAAATTCCACAGGGAGATCGGCTGGTACAGCGACCCTTATTACGATACGGTGTATCCGCTTTTGACCGAGGGGCAGCTTGCAGAGCTGGAGGGGCTGACCGGCTCCCTCTGCTCCGCTGCTGAAGATTTGTTCCGGAAAGTAGAGACAGCAGTAAGACAGAAAGGAATGGAATGATATGGGAAGTTACAGAAAAAAACATAACCCCCCAAAGCCTGCAAAAGCGGGGCAGGGGGCGTCATGGCAGCCGGAGCCGGCATACCAGAACCCCGGCGTTGACCGGGAGCTGCACACCAGCCGCCTGACCTCCGGGCTCCCTTACCAGCGCCCGGTAAACCAGAAGGAGGTTGACCGCCTGATACGGGAATGGGATGAGCGCCTGCTCGACCCGGTGGTCGTCAGCTTCCGTGACGGGAAATTTTATGTGGTGGACGGGCAGCACCGCATCTCGGCCATGCGGAAAATGAATGGCGGGAACGGCGTCCTTGTGAACTGTAAAGTTTACAGCGGGCTTACATACGAACAGGAAGCCGCCCTCTGCTACAAGCTGGACAAGGCGAAGAAACGCCTGAGCCTGTCGCAGTCCACCAACGCGCTTTCGGAATCCGGCGCAGACCCGGAGACCAATGAGATACGCCAGATTGTGGAGGGCTGCGGCTTTGTATGGGCCCTGGGGAAAAGCAGGGGGAAAACGGGTGAGATCGTCACCACGCGGGCGCTGGTAAACGCCTACCGCCTGCTGGGAGGCGCGTCGTTCACCCACATGCTGCACCTTTTGTGGGATGCATGGCAGGGCGACCCGCGTTCCCTGACAGCCGCCGTCCTGTCCGGCATGGCGCTCTTTGTGAAAACCTATGAAACGGAAATGAACGACAAGACCTTTGCCCAGCGGCTTTCCCAGGCGGACCCGGACGAGATCAACCGACGGGGCCGGGCGGATTTTTCCACGAACAGCGCCGCGCTCCGCTTTGCCCGCGTCATTCTGGAGAAATATAACGGGCAGCGCGGCGGGAGGAAACTCCCTTATCGTTTCAAGGGGTAGGCAGAGTTTTTTGTGATAAGACAACCATAACTGGAAATAGAATATAGAAAGGCGGTCAGGGGGCAGAGTATGGAACTGACAAGGGAAAAGTTACAGGAGATGGCGGCTGTGGATATCCGGGACGTGGATATTAACAGCCTGACGGATTTAAGGGATATTGTGGTTGACACGAAAAAGCCCGTCCCCCAAAAGCTGGCTTCTTTTGCCGCGCAGACAAATAATGTATATATCCATCGGATCGGGGACTATATCGTGAAAGTCCGTTTCATGGAGGAAGGGCCGACCATTGACGATAAGATGGAGGAATATCTGAGGCGGCTCGCGGAGATACATATTTAACCGGGCTGGATGCAGTTTATCCTTGAAAAAAGAAAAAAGTTATGTTAATCTAAAGCTGGGACTGGAATCAGTGGAAACCCCGGCTTTCAGGCTTAAATGGGATAACGGCTATCCTTGTTGGCTAATAAAAAGTCAGGGGTGATACAGTTGAAAGAAAAGCAATTCTACGCTGCCATGTACCTCCGTCTTTCAAGGGATGACGAGGACAGGGACGGCTTAAATAAATCCGAGAGCAACAGCATCGGAAGTCAGAGGGAACTCATCAAATCCTTCTTAGGGGAGCAGCCGGACATAGAGTTATACGATATCTATGTGGACGACGGCTTTTCAGGGAGCAATTTCGACAGGCCAGAATTTAAGAGGATGATCGGCGACATTGAGTCGGGCAGGGTGAACTGCGTGGTGGTGAAAGACCTGTCCCGTTTCGGGCGCGATTACATTGAATCCGGGAGGTACATACAAAAGACTTTCCCGGCTCTTGGTGTGCGCTTTATTGCGCTGACCGACCATTTTGACAGCTTATCGGCGGACACAGGGGAAAGCTCCATTGTCCTGCCGGTAAAGAATTTCATCAACGATTCCTACTGCCGGGATATTTCCACAAAGGTAAAGAGCCAGCTTGAAGTAAAGCGGAAAAACGGGGAGTGCATATCCGCCTTTGCCGTCTATGGGTATAAAAAGAGCGACAAGGACAGAAATAGGCTTGTCATTGATGAATATGCGGCGGAGAACGTGCGGCGGATATTTGCGTGGAAGATCGAGGGGATGGCGCTGTCCGCGATTGCGGAAAAGCTGAACAGCCTCGGCATACTCTCCCCAAAAGAATATAAGAAATCAATGGGGCTTCACTATCAGAGCGGTTTTTCCGGGGCAGGGAGCAGCGTATGGGGAAATGCCACGGTAAAACGGATACTGACCAATGAGGTCTACCTGGGACATATGGTGCAGGGGAAAACGGAAAAGATAAATTATAAGGTAAAGAAGCATACCGCAAAACCGAAAGAGGAATGGGTGAAAGTGGAAAATACCCATGAAGCAATCGTATCCGCCGATGATTTCGCGGTGGTGCAGCGCCTGCTCAAAACAGACGGGCGCAGGAGTCCGGAATCGGGAACGCTAAACCCATTTGTAGGGATACTGTTCTGCGGCGACTGCAAAGAGCAGATGGTAAGGCGCATGACCCGCTATAAAGGCGCGTCCAAAGTGTATTATATCTGTTCCACAAAGAACCGCGGGGAAGGGTGCAGCAGGCACAGCATAGAGGAAAGCGCGCTGAAGGAGATCGTCTGTGAGAGTATCCGGAAGTTTGCAAATTCCTTCCTGAAAGAAAAGGAACTCTTTGACCGTGCGGTGCGGTATGAGACCAACTTTGAAGCGGTTGCCCGGTATGACAAAGAGATTGAGCGGCTGAAAAAAGAGCAGGATAAATATTATTCCCTCTGTTCCGGTTTATATGAGGATTTGAGGAAAGGCGTTGTCACAAAGGAGGAATTTGAACGTCTGCACAGCGGCTTTTCGCAGAAAGGGAAGGAACTGGAGGCTGCCATGCAGAAACAGGAGCAGCTCATCAAAAACATGTTCAAAAAAGGGGTGCTTTCTGCGGGGCGTCTGAAAACCTTCCAGGACTGCGTGGAACTGAGGGAGATAGACCGCCACACTTTGAGCAGCCTTGTAAGGCGGATATATGTTTATGAAAATAAACAGGTCGTGATTGACTTTTACTTCATGGATGAATTTCATATCATGGAAGGTCTTGGCCAGAAGATTCTGGAGGACAGGGAAGAAGAAAAGCGGAAATCGGGAAGGAGCGCATAGCATGGGGAGAGTGTCAAAGAGGGCTTCCGCCCCTGCTGTGGCGGTAAAAGAAGCGAAAATATGTTATAAAGCGGGCATTTACGCAAGGCTTTCATCAGACCAGGACAGGAAAAAGAATGAATCCGTGGAAGTGCAGGTAAAGATTGCGGAAAAATATATCGAAGATTTTAACCGGCAAGGGACTGAGCGGATAGTGGTTTACGACCGCTACATAGACCTGGGGAAAACAGGGAGCAACTTCAACCGTGATGAGTTCCAGAGGCTTATGCAGGATATAAGGCTGGGTGACATTGACTGCGTGGTGGTCAAAGACCTTTCCCGGTTTGGCAGGAATTATCTGGAAGCGGGGAATTATATTGAAAAAATTTTCCCGTTTTTGGGCGTCCGCTTTATTGCGGTTGCCGACGGCCTTGATACGGGAAAACGGGGAAGCGACACAAAGCAGATGGCAACGGAAATAAAAAATCTTGTCAATGATATGTATGCAAAGGATTTTTCCGTAAAGGCAAAGCAGCATTTAAAGCAGAGGCGGCAGGAAGGCTCCTATGTGGGAGGGCCGCCGCCCTACGGCTACACAAGCGCAATGACAGGCGGGGCCTGTCATGGGGACAGGAAAATACGGAAACTGGAGCCGGATGAAAATACGGCGGGGATCGTAAAGCATATTTTCAGCCTGTTTATTGAAACGGGGAGCTATGCGGCGGTGGCTGACGACCTGAACAGGAAAAGGACCAACCCGCCTTATGTGTATAAGAAAACCGGGGAAGTGTTTTTTGCGTCTGAAACCGGGGAATATAAGGGATGGGACAAGAGCGCGGTGGAGCGCATCCTGAAAAGCGAGACATACACCGGGAAGCTGGTGCAGGGGCGGACTTCCATCACCGCCAGGGATGAAAAGAACCGTATACACAAAGCGGAAGATGAATGGGTGGTCAGGGAAAACACCCATGAACCCATCATTGACGCGGCGCTGTTTGCGGAGGCGGCAAAAGTGAGGGAACGGCTCCGTGAGAGGACAAAATCCCATGCGCACCCTACAGAGGGCTGCCCGATAGGGGAGAATATTTTTGACAGTGTGCTTTACTGCGGCGTGTGCGGCAGGAAAATGACGAGGCATAGTTATGTCAAAACCTATGCGGACGGCAGGAAGGCAAGGCTGGACGGGTATTTCTGTATAAATGGCGGACAGGCAAAAGTGGAGCGCTGCCCCGCATCGAACCGTATTTCAAAGGCGGAGCTGGTGGATATCCTGTTGGCGCTCCTGAAAATGGAGTTTTCCGTGTATTTGGGGAAACCAAAAAAATATACGGAGATCGTGAAAGAGCAGCTCCAGGAAACCGGGACAGGGATTGACGCAAAAATAAGGAAAGCGGAAAGATCCATTGCCGCCGCGAAAGAGGAAGAACGGACAAAATATGTGGAATACCGGGAGGGCGTTATCCCTCAGAGTGAGTATGTTGCCTATAAGATGCGGCAGGAGGGGAGGCTTAAGGACTTAAACCGGCAGAAGGAGGAACTGGAAGCGGACAGGAAGAACCTTGACGCCGTGTCAGGGAAATACCTTGCGGCTGCCCGTGCCCTGCTCCGTTTAAAAAGCGGAAAGGAACTTACGAAGGAAATGATAGAATCCCTCATCCGGAAGATTTATGTCTATCCGGGGAAAAGGATAGAAGTACAGTTTGCCTATACGAATGAATTACTGGAGGGAGTGTTTACGAATGGATAAGATTGCGGTTTATCTGCGCCTTTCCCTTGAAGACGCGGACGATAAGGATGAGAGTAACAGTATCAGCAGCCAGAGGGCTATGCTTCACGCTTACATACGCAGCAATGAGGAACTGAGGGGGAAAGAAGTTTCCGAGTTTTGTGACGACGGCTATTCCGGTACAAGCATGGAAAGGCCGGGGATGCAGAGGCTCTTAAAAGAGATCAGGGAGAACAGGATCGGGTGCGTGATTGTAAAGGATATGTCCCGTTTTTCAAGGGACTACATTGAACTTGGAACTTACATGAACCAGATATTCCCATTCATGGGGGTGCGGTTTATTGCGGTAAACGACCATTACGACAGCCGCGACTATGCGGGAAGCACAGCCCCGATTGACACGGCGTTTCAGACGCTCCTTTATGACTTATACAGCAAGGACATATCCGTGAAGGTTAAGGCTTCGGTGGAAAATAAGTGCGCCAGCGGGGAATATGTTTTCGGACAGGCGCCCTTTGGGTATGAGAAAAGCCGGGAACTGAAAAATACGGTTGTGGTGAATGAAAAGGAAGCGGAGATTGTGCGCTGCATCTTTGCCCTTGCCCTTAACGGGAACGGCAGCACACAGATCGCAAGGATGCTCAATGAAAAGGGAATACCGACTAAAATGCAGATGCGCCATCCTGAGAGGCCGGGCAAAGACGGCAGAGCGCCGGCATGGGATAATGTGTCTGTCCGTGCCGTCCTGAATAACCGTTTCTACCTGGGGGAGATGGCCTACGGGAAATCAAAGCGCAAATCCGTGGGCAGTAAAGGCGGTATCGCTGTGCCAATGGAAGAATGGAAGGTGATACCAGGCCACCATGAGCCGCTTGTTACGCCGGAAGAATACGAAAAGGTGTGCCTGTTCCATAAAGATGCGGACACTTCCAGAAAAGGGGAGAAAAACCCGCTTGTGGGGAAACTGTTCTGCGGCGGATGCGGCTATTCCATGACTTATAAGCCCCTGCGGGGGAAGAATAAGCACCGCCGGTTTGAGTGCCGGAAACATGCCATTTTGCAGATACCGGAGTGCTGCACCTACTTTTCCGCCGATCTGCTGGAGGAAACCGTGCTGACTATGTTGAACCGGGAACTGATGGTGCGCGGGGATGCCGCAAAGGAGAACCGGAGCCTTGTCTCTTTCCAGAAGTCCTGCATCGCAGGGCTGGAAAAGAAGATTGCGGAGCGCCGGGGCAGGAAAAAGGAGCTTGCGGCAGAGGCGGACGCCTTATATGAAAGTTACGCTTGTGGTGCGGTGTCTGCGGAAGTATACAGGCAGAAAGCGGACAGTATAAAAGAGCATATCATCCTGCTGTCGGCAGAGGAAGAAAAGCATGGAATAGAGCTGGAACAGCTTCAGGAGGAATACCGCAGGACAGAGGAAGATATGAAACAGGTCATCCGGTATTCCCATTTAGAAGCGCTGACGCAGGATGTGGTTGATATATTTATTAAGAAAATATACGTCTATAAAGATAAAAGAGTTGAAATTATGTGGAACTTCCGTGAAAATGGAAAGGAGACAGAATGAGGGCAGTGATATACATGAGAGCAGGCAATCCAGAGCAGTTATCTGTCAGGCATCCGGCAGAGGCATCAACAGGGAAGATTCAGGACACGAGGGGAGACAGTCCGGGGACTGATATTTGTACCTGTGACAATATTCCTGGCCTACAAGATTTTTACAAGAAATCAAGGAGTGTGACAGGCGTCCCGACTTGACAATAATTTATCACCAATTTTGCCGCAACTTAGCAATAATGAACCACACGCCCCACGAAGTTATGCGGGTTTCAGCGATTTTCAATCAAAAAAATTGAAAAAAGTTTGTGACATTAACTTGACACACGCGGGTTGGGGGGCGCTGTGTGTGAGGGACTCACTGCCTGTATAAAGCGGAGCAAAGGCTAAGAATGTCAAAGGTGCTGGAAAATTTGTCTGAGAGATTTATAATACACACTTTATTTAACACCACA